GCCCAAGCCGGCCCAGAAGAACCTGAAGGCGGCGGTGAAGAAATGGGTCACCAATACGTTCCCTCTCAGCCCGCCCCGCCCGGCCAAGACGGTGGAGAACATGATCACTGGTGAGATAAAGCACATTCCGGCCTACGTTCCCAAACCCCGCCCGTCCCCTGTGCTACCCAAGCGGACCCCACCCGCCAAGAAGAGCCCCAAGAAGCCCAAGAGCAATAATTCACAAAAGAATTTCGCTCTCCCATTCAACAGAACAGGCATTGAGAACCTGAACAACGCGCTCACGAATTTAGGTCTCCCAACCGGTCCCAAGAATATGTACACGTGGGCCGGGTTGGAAAAGGCGGGACTGAATAAGAAGTTCAAGGCCAAGTGGCTGGCCAAGGTGGTCAAACACAATTGAGCAAATCAAAAACCTTGTGGACGAGGTTATACGTCTCCACACCTGATACCAGCGCGCTCGGATCCACGATCTCCATCTCAATTTGATAGGCGGTGTCCTCCTCAGCATCCTTGTCGTCCGGCGTCCCCTTGACGATTGTCAAGTCGATGGACAGATTTTTGCGGACAAAAGACCAACGCTCCTTGGTCTTTTGCTCGTTGCTCGTCTCGTCGCCGTCGTACTCGAACGGCTCCTCTGTGCTCACCCCGATCCGCACGTCAAAAGGCGCGTTGGCCACCGCAAAGTCCTCCACCTTGACGCGCTTCTTGATTTGGCCAACCTGCTCGTCGGTGTCCTCGTCGACCGTCAGGCGCTTGGACCCATCAAAGTAGTACACGGTCGCGTTGGAGTGCTTGGTCGTCTCCCAGCCCTGATACTTCTCCAGGGCGCGCTTGACCTTGGCGAACGTCTGGGGACCCACGTTGGTGTCAAAAGACTTGCCGGATTGGCGCCCAAACCGGATTTCAATCTCAGTGTTCGGATTGGACTTGTGGGCCTCAATGATCGGCTCCCACTTCTTGAAGAGCGGCAGGGCCATGGGGTGGGCGTTCTTAGCAATCTCCATTTTGGTTAGAGAATTAACGCCCCTGTCTTTTAAGGCGAGATGAGAGGCTTGTGGAACCTCGGAAACACTTGCTATTTTAGTACTGCAATCCAGTGCTTGGCGCACGTCCCTCCGCTCACAAAACACTTTTTCTCCATGGAGCCCTACGAGGGCCCATGTGACGTCACTAGAGAGTACCAAAAGGTTGTGAGGGCCCTTTTCACCAAAGACCACACGGACCCCGTGAACCCGAGCGACTTGCTGGGGGCTTTTCGGATCCGATTTCCGCAGTTCGTGGGCGGGGCCCAGCACGACGCCCAAGAGGTGATCCTTCACCTGATTGACGTGTTTGAAACTTCCATCGGGAAGCAACTCGTCCAGGACATTTTCAACGGCGAAGATGCTCAGGAGACGGCGTGGGCCGAGGGCACGTCGTCTGTCGCCACGCCATTCACGACGCTCCTCTTGGATGTCACGGAACCGTGCCGTTTGGAGGATTTGCTCGCGGATCGCCAAAAAGAGCGGATCATTGAGGACTATGCGGACACGGAAGGGAAGCGGTTCCAGGCGACCGTTCGCACCAAGGTGGCGCGGTGGCCGAAGATTGTGAGCTTTTCGTTTTCCATGTATGACCATAAATTTCCAATTGAAATTCCTTTTGAATTTGAGGGTAAAAAGTTATTCGCGTGCGTGCTTCATCAAGGAGCCCAGAGAGGTGGGCACTATGCGCTTCTTGTGAGGCGGTTTGAAAAATGGTACGTCAAGGATGACTGTACAGTCCACGAGGTTCCTGACCCCAAGACTTTTAGAGGGGAGTTTTACCAGGCGTGGTACCGCCCGTGATCTCCTCAAGTTGGATATTTTCACGCAAATTTACACAGGTGCGGAAGTAGGTCCGTCGGTTGTTCGCATGGGTCTTGTCCGTCCGGATCTTCTCAACAAACCACCCCACGTCACCGTACCCACACTCCACTATGGTGCCGTCGGGCAGGTCCTTGCGCTGCTTGCCCCCATGAAGCTCAGCCTCCTTGTAGGGCTCGCCCCGATCCTGGACCCAGAGCTCAATTCCATTTTTAATTTGAAAATCAATTGTGATCCGGCCCCGAGGCTTCCACTTGAACATGGTTTCGTGGGTCCCCATGCGGATGGGCTCGTTGATGGGGGTCAGGACAATCCCGTCCGTCTCGTACTCGAACGAATTCAGGTTGGGGATGGGGGTTCCAAGAGGCTGCATGGCCTTGACCCGAACCTCAAAGGGGGCGGTGGCCGTCTTGATGATCCCTTTGGTCACCGCCTTGGCCCGTTCAAGCCGCTGATCCAGAGGGAGGTCCAAAAGCCTCTCACCCTTGGTTCGGACGGCGTCATGGACTACGAAAAGCATCTTGCCCGCCTTGGTCTTGACGAGCTCGCCATCCAGCAAGGTGTCCTTGGGGATCCTGATTTTCACCGCCTCGGTGGCGAACGCACGATTCACAATGTATACCCCCGAGTCAATGGAAATCAAAAAGTACCGGACGCCATCAGTCTTTTCGCACACGTAATAGGGCTGGCGTTTAAGTAGAGGGAAGTGGCGTCTCTCTATGGAAACGGGTTGGGGTCCTGGGAATCTGGTGGGGTCATGAGATTCCCAGGACGCCTGGATATAGTTCCGGACGTCCATTTTATTTATAAATTAGGAGGAGCGCAAGTCTCTAAGGTGCCAGCTGGACTCCGGCGGCCTCAAGAATATTTCCAAAACATTCATGAACAAAGTGACACACCACGATAGCCTCGGACGCCACACCAATTTTTACACCGATCCGGGCAAGGGTCCCAAAAAACTCCTCGTTATTCTCGAGGGGGAGCTTGACCATCTCCTTGCCGCCCCGAATCTTTTTGTCCACCGGCTTGGCGTCCATGGCCCACACGCGCGCAGAGGTCTTGACGCAATCATAGATGCCTGGGGCGAGCTTCTTGCCCACATCCGTGTCAAACTTGAGGCCCCGCTGACCCGCGTGCTCCTTGGACCCCTCCTTGGTCTTCTTCTCAAACTGAGCCCAGTCGATGCCCTCCACGACCGACGGAAACACCAGAACCTGGACACCCTTCTCAAAAGGGTCCAGAACCTTATGTAGAATCTCCTGGTTTAGATTAGTCCCGTAATCCATCCAGAAAATGCGCTCGCCACTCTTGATGACTTTGGGCAAGATGGACTTGTTCTCAACGAAATGAACTTCTAGATGGGTCCCACGCATCATACACAACATGTGCAAGTTCATCATCGTATGGAGAGTCGTCGCGCTAATTGACTTGTTTCGCGTGACGGCGCACACGTGCAGGACGGTCATTAACGTCTAATTGGCCAAGTTCCTTAAGCCGTCGTAATCCGGTCCTCAAGCTTGCCCTGAAACCGGATGTTGCCCACGTGGCCCAGGACCGTCATGACGTCGGCGTAAATCTTCCCGCCCATCTGCTGCCACCGGCGGCAAAATGCATAGTCCTCGGACAGGTACCGCTTGGACTCGGGGTCAATCATGCAATCGAAAACGGCCGTGTAAGTGTCCAGGTCCTTGTTCTGGTGGTCATTCACACACAGGAGCTCCGGGTACCGCTCGTGCATCTTCGTAAACACGTCACGCTTGATGAGCATGAACCCGGTCGGGCCGTCCAGGACCTCGGCAAATCCGTTCAAAATTTGGGTATTCTGATACTTGAAGTTCATGACGAGGGACGCGGCGACCCGAGCAGGGTCCTTGCCGGTCCCGCCCGACTTGAAGTGCTCATCGACCGAGTCCCACATCACGCACTTCTTGGGGTACGCGGCAACCGCCACTTCATGGTCGGACTTGAGCAGGCGCATCACCGCCTCTGGGTCAAAGTGAATGTCCGCATCGATAAACAGGAAGTGAGTCGCTTGGGTTTTTTGATAAAAACGCGCTACAGCCAGATTGCGGGCCCGGTGGACCAGTGACTCGTTCTCGGTCGTGTCGAGCATCATCTGGATCCCGTTCGCGGCGCATGTACGCTGGAGACGAAGCATGGACTCTGCATAGGCCTGGAGACAAATTCCCCCGTAGCATGGGGTCGAGACAAACAGAGTGATCCCGGACATTGAATAAATTGACACACAGTTCCTTAAGTTAATTGGCTGCGAACAATCGCCTCAATCTTCCCCAGCGTCGGTACGGATACGCCGCACGTTTTGCACAGACCCGCCTTGTCGATCGCCACTCCCGCATCCTTGAGCACGACGAACATTACCGCGCACGCCACCGCCTTGGGGGTCCGCCCCATGAGCTCCACACACTCTGAGAGTTCTTGGCATACACGAACAATCTTCATCTTCAACCGACCGCGTTGGGCGTCGGGAACGCCTATAATTTCGTTGAAAAATCGTGGAATCAGGTCGGCGGCGGTCGTGACGTGAATCTCCGTCTCGGGAAGTTGCTCTTGGTACATGTCAAAAGTCCGTGAAATGTCCCGGGCCGGTATCCCAAAGGCGTTCGCAATCTCCTGGGTCGTCCGAGCCACGTTAAACTCGCGGCACGCCTGGAAGATGCAGTTGGCCTTGATGCCGTTGCGGACCGCCCCACGGGTCAGGACCGCCTCGTTGAACGCCTTGTACTTGATTTTGGCCGCGTACATGACGTTGTCAGCCAGCTTCAGGATCCCCTTGCCGATCTTGTCAAAGTCCTGGTATGCGTGGAACAGCGCGCGGTCCCTGTGATTCATGGACGTATGGAGATTGATCATTGCCAGACGCTTTTGTTGGTAGCTCCCTTGCTTTGACACGGCCATGACTGTCGAGGCCCCCCAGGCGGCCGAAAAGTGGTCGGTATTTACCGGGGCGCCGACACGGGATTTGTCCGGGCCCGACTCGGCGTCGCCCCCGCGCCACTCGGGCTCGTCACTGACGAACTCCTCATCAACCGCCCCACACTCGGTGCAAACGGGCAAGTCGTCCCAGACACCAAAGGACTTGGTGCCCCCGCAGTGTGCGCACAGGTAGTCGATGAGCGGCGCCACCTGTGGTTCAACCTGGGCCTGGGCCCTCAGGGCCGCAAAGTCGTCCCAAACCTGATTCAGAACCTCACACATTTGAATTTAATTTAAAATTGGGGTGCGTCGCCCTGGCCGGCAAAAAACCTCTTTTTCCTTTAATGAGCGCCGTCCCACCAGTCGTCGACCACGCCAAGCGCGCCGCCGTTCAGGAGATTACGTCCAAGTCGCCCTTCAATGTCTTCAACATTGTGGCGATCGTCGCAATTCTCGTGATTGGCTACTTCCTGTACAAGAAGTTCACCGAGAAGTTCCAGAAGGGCGCGATCCGGTTTCCTTCGATCGTGCCCGCCACCGTGGGCCCACCAGCCGCCGCCCCGGTTGTGATAGAGACGGCGCCCGAGGTGATCCCGGAGCCGGGTGTGAAGGAGGAATAGTCCCAGTCCCGTAGGGACTGTCCTCACCGCCAAATAGAATCCACCACCCGCCACTCCAGGCACCGCCCCGCGTCCATGTACACGTCCCGTTTCAGAAGCTTCTTGAGGTCCCGCTCAGGGATCCGCGTCTCACGGGTATAAATGTCGCGAAAACGATCCATAAATTGGGACAGATTGGCCATTTGGTCCTTGAAGTCCTCGAACTTGCCCCAGGTCCCGTCCATATTGAGTTGATGAATCAATACGTACGAGTTCTCCGTCATATGACGGGTCCGGCCCCCCATCAAAATGAATGTGGCGGCCGATGCGCACACACCGTCGGCAATCGTCCTGACCTTGACGCGCCGGAGGGAGTTCAGGCGGTCCATGGCGCTCAGACCCGCGTGGAGGTCGCCGCCGTCGCTCCGGATCCAGACGCGGATTTCCGGGCGGGACTTGATGCCGAGGTCCAGGTGCTTGTGGAGAAGCTCCAGCTCCAGCTTCTTCAATTTCATATTTAATTCAAGGACGGTCGCCTCACAGACTTCGCAGTGGAAGTACACGTCCGACCCCTGTACCTTGACGAACGACTCCTCGGCCTCTACGGCTTGCTGGCACTGCTCTCCGCACATTGTTTCTTTAGAGATGCAAGGACCTTTGGTTTTATCTTCGCCAACGGGCTCAAGTGGTTCATGACATCCAGATCTTGAGTTTTGAGTCCGTACTCGCGAAAGTTGGTGAAATCGCCCCGCTCCACCTGGGACCTGATGAGGAGCAACGAGTCGATGCACAGATTCTGGTGAGGGACCCTGGACGAAAGGTCGCGGATTTTCTTGGTGCGCATACAAGCGTTTTGGTACTTGGTCCAAGTTGACCCCGGGCGCAAATTTGGCCGGAGGGTGTGATTGATTTCAACGGCGGGCAGTACGCAACCCCAGAGATTGAAGTACGGCAAGAGATCCCATGCGCCATCATAGACCTGAGACTCTATGAGATCAGCCACACTCAGTTGGTCGGAAATCTTGGCAAGGTCCCCCTTGGAGTCTACGTAATTTTCATGCAAAATTGAGGCGACGTTCCCTGGTTCCTGTACAGGTTGACCACAGTACCTGGCGGGATTAACGTTGGAGGTGCGACTGACCAAGGACATCAAAAATTCTTTGGGCCCTTGGAATTCGTCCCATGCATCGGACTTGAACGTCAGGCTCTGGCGGACCCTCCGCAGATCCCCTCCACAAGTGGCGATCACTTGGTCATCAGCCTCGGGGAATAAATTTTTAATAGAATTTGGGTCCAGGATCGGGAAGTCATAAGTGACCAATTCAAAATCAAATTTGACTGGCACCTGGGACACCACCACAAAGAGCCCATTTGTAGGAGGCTTGGTGATTTCCCTCAGACCGACCAAGTCGCTGATACACTCGTACTCGTCAATGATGACGTGGGTCTCGGTTCCATGAATTTTGTTCAAAAAATCAATGGTGTCCTGTTTGCTCTTGAGGATGTCGGATGTAAGTTCTATACAGGGCATGAGCGCCTTGCGGACAGCCCAGGTCTTGCCGATTCCCGACTTGCCCAGGACGCAGACGGCCGGACCAAGGGTCGTGAATTCTGGGGCGTTTTTTTGCGGGGCCTTTTTAGAGAGGTATCTATCCATGGCGTCAGATGAGTCTGATGATGAATCTCTAACCCGTCAGGTCTTAAATATGGTTTTAGAAAATAATGCAATTTTCCCATATCTTACAGGATGGATGGCGTTCAACATCGTCATCTTGATTTTGCTGATTTATATCTCCATAAAAATTAGCCTGAAATGAGTGGACCTGTGCGCGTTTCACGGGCTCGGGACGGCAAGCACAAGTTTACAGCCGAGTTCCCAGATGGCGGGCGTGTGAGTTTCGGCCTCAGGGGCTTTTCGGACTACACGAAGCACAAGGACCGCGAGCGCATGAAGCGCTACGTGGGGCGGCACGCGGGATACTCAGGCGGGCGGCTGTCGCGTCGTGAGAACTGGACGCGCTCAGGGGCCAAGACGGCCGGTTTCTGGTCCCGATGGCTCCTGTGGTCCAGGCCGAGTTTGAATGCCGCTCGCCGCCAGACCGAGAAGGTGCTTGGTCAAAAAATAGTCTTGAGTAAGTAATAATGGGCATGAACAAGGATCTCGTGTTCGCTATCATAGTCTTTGTCATGTCTGTGATTCTGATCTCACAGTCGGCGATCGTGGTGCAGACGTACCGCAAGGATGGAAAGACCAAGGACAGCAACTATTGGTGGTCCGTGTTTGTGCTCGTTGTGTCCATTATCGGTCTGTTTGCGGCGGGTTTCATGGGGTGGAAGTCTCAGCGGCCATCCAACGGCAACGTTAGAATGAATAACGGCAAAATTAACGTGAACGCCCCAAGTAACATGGCAGGTGGTGCGGCTCCTCAGCCCATGATGGCGGTGGAGCCCAATGGAATTCCAGCTGCTCAGCCAGTTAAACAGAACTAAACATAAATAGTAAATGGTTCCAAAAATAATAGGACTCGTCGGCCGGGCCCGTGTGGGCAAAGACACGGTCGCGAGTTTCTTCAGCAAGACGCACGATCGGCGTCGCTTCTCTCAACCCATGAAGGATGCAATCAAAGCGCTTTATGGGTGGAGTGACTTGGTGCTTGAAACCAATTTAAAGGACGTCCAGGACCCTACATGGGGCCTCACGCCCCGTCAGGCAATGGTCCATATGGCCGAAACGACAAAGAGCTTCGTTTCTAAAGATTTTTTTGTACAAAGGCTATTCAATCAGTGGAACGGTGAGCCTATTGTGATTGCGGACGTGCGGTTTGAAAACGAGGTGCAGGCAATACATCACTTGGGTGGAATTACAATAAAAATTGAGCGAGCAGATGTCCAGCGCCACGAAATTGAGAACAAAATTGACGAGCTTGAGACGACCTATACCGTCGCCAATACCGGTGATCTCCGTGACCTGCATAATGAAATAAAAAACCTTGGACTTTTATATAATGGATCCTCGTAAACTTTTGGGAACTTTCGCATCGAGCCATATAGGCCCAGAAGCTAAAGCACAGATTAAAGGACTCATTAATCAACTGAATACGCCACAAGGGTTTGCGGCTCTTGAGCAAATTTCACTCTTGGCCGGCCCGGAGGGACCAGTTATCGCCACCGCTGTTAAAGGGGCGGTGACGACCGCCAAGATGTTGTACTACGTCGCCATGTTCTATTGCGTGATATCGTTCATCATATACTTCTCCACATTTGTGGCCTCCATGACCGCAAAGGACGAGAAGAAGAAAAAGTCCCTCCGGGGAGCTTGGATCGCTTTTTTGGTTTTAATGTTTTGCATGTCGATCATAGCTTTCATTTTATGGAGAGGATCTTCTCTTTCAAGAATTGTACAGTCCCAACTCAAAACTTATGGGTTTGATTTAAACGCTTAAACGCTTGTTGTTGGGTATTTTACCGGCTGCGTTAATCTGAGTACGAGTAGCGTTGTGTACAGCGTTAATCTTGTTGGAAACATGGGCCTTGAGCTTGTTGGCCATGGCGCGCGCCTCGGCATTGTTTCCCATATGGGTCTGCACCACACTAGTGATGCCAGCGTTGACGCGTCGCTTGGCGGCATTGGCAACTTGGCGCGCCTTCTGAGCTGCATATTGCTTGGCCTGATTCTGCGCCTGGACCGCAAGGGCCCGACCCTGGTTCGCCGCGTATTTCTTCGCTTCGTTGACGTGAGCCATCGCAAACTTCTTCGCACGGTTGGCAGCCGCCGCGGCCATTTTTTTCGCAAAGTTCATTTGCTGAGGGGACACCGGCATTTTATATTATAATAGGGAAATTAAATTTCTGGAAATTTAAATGACCTGCGTGTTGAAGTTGAACCCCTGGGCGTTGTTTGAAGCCTGGGACGACATGGCGGCACTCAGAGCCCGGAAAGCCTCTGGCGTCCGCCGCGTGTCAAAGTTGGCGGTGGCGGTGGGCGCGATACC